AAACGCAACTTTTGCAGGTGAAGTATCTTTAAAATCAAGATTGAATTTACAGAGGTCAAGTGGTGGTGCAACAACTTTAATACAATTTAAAAATGAAAATGGTGTAGATAGGGCGCATATTGATTTTGGGGGGACAAATGAAGAATTAAGTTTTTTTTCAGGTTCAGGTGGCTCAGAACATATGCGTATAACATCTGGGGGTGATATTGCTGTTGGTGTTACATCAGCTCAAGGAAGAATACATATACACAACTCAGGTACATCTTATTTACATATCAGCAATGACACAACTGGGTCTGCTTCTGGAAGTGGAACGGATATTGGGGTTTTTACAGGTACATCTGATTTACAAATAAACAATAGAGAAGCAGCATCAGTTGCAATTTCTACAAGTAATACTGAAAGATTGCGCATTACAAGTGGGGGGCATATTTTGTTAGGAAATACAACAGCTTCTTTAACATCTGACCCTGGTTTTAAATATATTGATGATGCAAATGTACCTTATTTTGGAGAAGTAGTAAACACAAGTACAGGAAATGGTTATTCAAGTTTTCATCATTATAATACAAATGCTACATTTAATGGATTTAGGTTTTATGTATTAAACAATGGAGGTATTGTAAATTATTCATCAAATAATTCAAATTTATCAGATGAAAGGGTAAAAGATAATATTGAAGATTCTGGCAATTATTTAGACAAAATATGTTCTATTCCAATAAGATTATTTAATTACAAAGATGAACCAAAAGGAACTGATAAAAATCTTGGTGTAATTGCTCAAGAAGTTGAAGCCATAGCACCAGAACTTGTTAACAACGATGGTTTTGGAGAAACTCCAGAAGATGGTATTCCATTAAAAACTGTTTATTCAAACGATATGATGTATGCTATGATGAAAGCAATACAAGAACTAAAAGCAGAAATAGAAATACTTAAAAATAAATAATTATGGCAAAAGCAAAAATAAGTTACAGTTGGATTATTAATGCATTAGATGCAAAGATAACACAAGATTCAAACGACAATGTTGTTTATAATGTGCATTGGAGTTATGTTGCAACTAAGGGTGACCATACAGTTAGTAATATTGGTACACATTCAGTTGTATATGACAAAGACAATTTTGTTGAATATGATAAATTAAAAAAGTCTGATGTTGAAGGTTGGTTAGAATCTGGTATAGATGTAGATAATATGAAATCTAATTTATCAAATCAAATATCAAAACTAGAAAAACCAACTGATATAACATTAAGACCAAGTTGGTAAATTTACTATATTTGATAAAAAATATATTATGAGTAAAAATTTAGAACAATCAGAATTAGAGTACATTAAAGATTTGTTAGATAGTAAAACAAAAAACTATATGACAATAGGTCAAAAGTATGAGCAAAGAGAAATATTATTAGCACAAGCAAATAAACTTGTAAATGAAAATATTGAATTGCAACAAGACTTTGATAAGTATATGAAAAAGCTAGAAGAAAAATATGGCAAAGTAAATATTAATCTTAATGATGGCTCTATTCAAGAAATAGAGGAAAATGAGCAAACTACTTAATGAAGATACACAAGTAAAATTAGATTTAAAATCAATAGGTATAATTGTAGGTGGTGCTATATCACTTGCTAGTATGTATTTTGTAATGCAGATAGACATCGCAGAAGCAAAGACCCTCCCAGAATTTCCTGTATCAGACAAAGAGATAGAGTTCAAAGATAAACTTATACGATCTCAAATTGATCTTACTCAACAACAAGTAGAAAACATCCAAGAAGATGTTAGAGAAATAAAAGAAACTGTCGAAAAGATAGAAGAAAGATTATATGAACTTAAATAAAAAAATATGTGTCCTATTAACTGTCCTATTTGCATCAACTGTCAGTAGTCAATACTACAAAGATAATATAAGTGTTGTACTTTTTAAAGCTAGTTTTGTAGAAGAAGTATCTATAAAAAAGTATAGAGAACACAACACGCATATATTTGACTTTGAGAATAATAAACACGAAGATTACTTTATAAATGAAAGTATAGAGTTTTTGCCAACGATTGTGCTTTATAGTAATGGTAATGAAGTTTATAGAGTAGAGGGTGGTATCACGCTAAGATTACCAGAGGATTACGATAAAGAATTAAAAAAACAATTAGAGAAACTGATAGAAGATAGATTTTAGATATGAAAAAAATTATATTATTAGCATTGTTATTTTCGTTAAATATAAATGCACAAGTATTTGAAAAGGTTTATGATAAAATTTTTAAGTATGCTACAGTATATGTAGCAGGAGATATGCGAGAAGCATACGAAACTCAATACCCTGACTATTTTATTAGAACAAACCCTGTTGATTTGTACGACATTCCAGATGTTGTAGATGAAACTATTTATCACCCTTTTGATTATAGGGTAGGTATAGGTGTAAGAAAATTAGCTAGGTTTGACTACGAAATAAAACAAAACTATATAAATGGATCTGAAAATTTAATTGGATTATCTGCACCAACCGCAGCAGTACGAGGGTTGGAGTATTTATTTCACTACGAAAAAGAAAGAGAAAGAGGTGAGGAGTTTGATAACACAAGATTTTTTATTAGACATACAGGTAAATATCATATAATAAAAGTAGAATCTAGAAAACAAGGTAATGTTGATTTTCAATACCAAAGTGCAGAAGCAAGATTTAAATTACCAATAGGTAGAAAATTTAGTATTAGTGCAGGTGCTATTGCAAGATCACATCAAAAGGCGTATGGTTATAATCCTATTGAGATATGGTTAAATGAATTACAATTATTACAAGATCAGAATGGTAATCCAATTTTAGATCAAGATGGTAATATAATTGAATATCCTTTAAATGCTTGGTACACTTTAGGATATGTTTACGGATATAGTGATGAGTTTACAGAGTATAAAAATGTAGATACTGATGAAAGTTTTTATGATTGGATATGGAAAAACTCTCAAGGTGAAATAGTTGCATACGGAGATAGAGATTTTAGAGATCGTATATATGGTAGTTTAATGAATAGATTTAACCAAGAGCAATGGGCAATGCTTGATCCTTTTATGGAAGTTGCACCTATTGTTGGATTTGACTTTTATCATTACAGACCAAAGTTTTGGTTACACGGATACGCTAATTGGATTTTACCATATCACAAATACTTGGAAGGTAACGAAGATTTTAGTTATTTACATAGAAAATCTTGGGGTAAAGGTGGACACAATAATTTATTAGATGGTGAACAATGGTCAGACTATCAAGGTGGTATTATAGCAGGATGGAAAATTAGTAAAACACTAGGGATATTTATTGAGGGAGAATACATTAAATTTTGGGATAGCGAAATAGTAAATAGTTCGGTAGGTCTTAATTTTAGATTATGATTAGTAAACACATATCAGAAAAGGAAGCAACTAAATCTATTACTGCATTAAGATTAGGTATAGATAACACACCTGACGGAGACACACTAAACAATATGAAAATAGTTGCAAAAAAAGTATTTGAACCATTAAGAGAATGGGTAGGGGGTGCAATTAAGATAAATAGCTTTTATAGATCACCTGCTTTAAATGAAGCTATAGGTGGAGCTTCTGACAAATCTGGGCGACAGACAAGTCAGCACTGTAAAGGTCAAGCAATAGACATAGATGATATATACGGACACAAAACAAACAAAGAGATGTTTAATTACATAAAAGAAAATCTTGACTTTGACCAACTTATATACGAATTTGGTACAGACGACAATCCATCTTGGGTACATTTCTCATATGTAAGTGAAGATAAAAACAGAAACAGAATATTAAAAGCTGTTAGAGACGAAGGTAAAACTAAATACATAGACATAACATAATGAAACAAATATTAGCTAAAATTTTTGGAGGTGCTGCAGGAGGTGTAGCAGAAAAAATATCTGGTATAATTGACAAACATACTTTTAGTAAAGAAGAAAAAGCAAGGTTTGAAAAAGAAATGACAGAAGTATTTATAAAAGCTGAATCTGATATGCAAAAAAATGTTACTGAAAGATGGAAAGTAGATTTAGAACACGGAAATTGGCTTACAAGATCAGTACGACCTTTGGTATTAGTGTTTTTAATATTTACTACAGTATTAATGGTATTTATAGATTCTGGTTCTTTAAACTTTAATGTAGAAGAAAAATGGACGGAACTTCTGCAGCTCACACTTATAACTGTTATTGGTGCATATTTTGGTGGAAGGTCGATTGAAAAGGTAAGAAAGAGATAGTGCCTAAAGCAGTAGTAAACATATACAAAAGCCGATCTCGTAAGAGAAAGGGAATACACTCTAAATCTAAGAGTAGTAAAGTAAAATCCTCAAAACATTATTTAAAAAGATACAAAGGTCAAGGTAGATAAAATATTTTTATATATTTGCTTTTGCTTTTAGCTAAACTTGTGCAACCTAATAAAGATGGAAGGCACTTGGATCAGGTATTATATTAATTTTCTTTTCTTAGCGTAGCTTTTCTTTTCTTTCTTTTTGGTTACTTTTTCTTTCTTTTCTTTGTTTTTAGATATATTTGTCAATGTGAAGAAACCCAAAAGATCTACATTAATAAACAAACTAGATAGAATATTCTCAGAATATATACGCAAAAGAGATGCCGATAAAAAAGGATATGTAACTTGCATAACCTCAAAAAAAAAATATCACTATACGGAAGTAGATGCAGGGCATTTTATATCTCGAAAAGAGATGGCTACAAGGTGGCACGAGGACAATGTATATGCACAATCAAGATACGATAACAGATACAGGTATGGTAAGCAGTATGAGTATGGTTTGGCATTAGAAAAAAAGAAAAAAGGTTTACCTAAACATCTATATAATCTATCAAAAAAAACAGTCAAGTATAGTATATCAGATTTACAAGAAATGATAGATACATACAAAAATAAATTAGATATTCAGAATAAAAGATTATCTTTATAAGTTCTTACCAACTTCGGTAAGGGTTTTGTTTTTAGAAGGGGGAATTAATTTTCTCCCTTTTTTTTTTGTTATTAACAATATTTAATTATCTTTGAGTAAAACAAAACAAAATGTCATATACAATTAAAAAACACATTACTGATATTGATTTTAACAATGAAGAAATAACAGTAGAATATAACTTTTCAAAAGCAGAGCTTGGACACTTTGATGGTACAGGTACTTTTGATGGTGTAGAGATAGTAAAGGTATTACTAGAAACAGTAGATGTAACTAAATTAATACATAGTGATTATATAGAAGATATAGAATTAGATGTATTAGATAAACACTTAGACAATGGACTATAAACAAAAAGCAAAACAATTAGATAAAGACAAAAGGGCTTTACTAAAACAATTAAGAGGTTTGCAAAGAAACATTAGAAACTACGATCAAACTATACTTAATAGAATCATAGAAGGTAAAAACGAAAAACTTAACGAATACAAAGAAACAAGAAATAAAATATGAAACATAAAGCAAATATCAAATCAATACACAAACTAGATAAACCACCATTTGGTGATGGCATATATACTTTTGTTATAACAACATCAGTACACCCAGAAGGGTTTGTATATGCGCCATTTTCTGAGGTTGATAAATTAAAGTACAAAGTAGGAGATGAGGTCGAATATGAATATATTAAACAAAAGAATGGTTTTAAATACAAAGACATAAAAAAGCAATCTATGTATAATAATTTTTCTAAAGAAGAAAAACAACAATACGAAACAAGATTAGATACAGGTAGATCAATTTTATTACAAGTATCTTTTAAAGAAGCATCACAAGCATATCTTGCAGGTAAAATATCACAAGATGAGATTGCACCATTGACTAATAAATACTTTAATATAATAGATAAATAATATGGAATTAACTGGTAAAATATTACAAATAGGAACTACAAAAGAGTTTGGCACAAAAGGTTTTAAAAAAAGAGATCTGGTTATACAAACTTCAGAACAATATCCTCAAAAGGTTTTGATAGAGTTTGTACAAGATAAATGTCAAATACTAGACAGATACAAAAAAGAAGATCAAGTAAAAATAGGAATCAACATAAAAGGGAGAGAGTGGACAAACGATCATAATCAAAAAAAGTTCTTTAATAGTATTCAAGGTTGGAAAATAGAATACCACAAAGAGCTTGAACTTTCAGAACAAAATCAGGATAGAGCAGATGACTTACCATTCTAAAGTTAAAACGCCCAAGTATTATGATGGATTAAACGGATATACAGCGAGAGAGGTGGTAGAGAATTTTAATCTAAATTATAACTTGGGTACTGCTTGTACTTATATACTACGAGCTTATAAGAAGCACGAAACACCACATCAAGATATACAAAAAGCAATAGACCATTTAACATTTGAATTAGAAAAACTATCTAAATAATGCTCATAAACTTTGAAGATCAGTTCGAGAAACTAAACGATATTAGAACTGGTAAGTTAAAGGAAGCACCAAAGATAGGTATTGATGACATAGATAATGTAATAAGGTTTAAAAGAAATCTTACTTGTTTTGCAGGACACGCAAATGTAGGAAAGACATCTATAATTATTTATTTGATGTTACTCTTTGCTATGAAACACAAAACAAGATTTTTAGTTTTTAGCTCTGAAAACGAACCTTACTCTCTTATTAGAAAACTTGTAGAGTTTAGATCACAAAAACCCATCAACAAACTAACTAAAGAAGAATTAGATACACATTATGATTTTGTTTATAAACATTTTAAATTTATTGATTGCGAACAAAACTATGATTATTTAGATTTATTATCTTTATGTGAAGTGATAATGCCACAATATGATTTTGATTGTTTAATTATTGATCCTATAAACAGTCTTAAAAAGAATAAGGGTATGATGAAATTTAGTAATGCTTTTGAATATAATTATGAAATGATGACAGACTTTAGAATATTTGTTAAGAAATATCAAAAAGCTCTTTGGTTAATTATGCACTCGGTTACTTCAGCTTTTAGAGCTAAGTATCCTGCTAACCACGAATTTCAAGGACATCCTATTCCTTTAGCTATGAGTGATGTTGAATCAGGAAATGTATTTGCAAATCGTACAGATGATTTTTATTCAATACATAGATTAACACAACACGAAACAAGATGGATATACACCGAGCTACATTGTAAGAAAATAAAAGATCACGACTTGGGATGTAAACCAACACCATTTGATAGTCCACTTATATTAGAAAGCATTAAGAATAATGTAGGATTTAAGTTAGGAGATAAAGACATAGTAAGACCAAACATAATAGAACAGTTAAGATTACCATTTTGAAAA